ACGATCGCGTAGTCGCCCGAAATCGCGACGGATATGCCGAACTCGTCGTTTGCTTGTCTGTCACTTGCCGTTATCTTCTGTTCCGTCGATTGGGCCTGACTATAATCGTACACCGCGATCTGCGTGACACCTTGAACATCGACCGTATTCGTCACGTACGTCTCGTTACACAATTGTATATACGAAACGTACGTCGCGGGGTCGGATATGTATATGTTAGAAACGGTACCGTTATACACGGGGTACTCCGATTCGCCTTTATACAAAATTATATTTGAAATATACTCTTTAGAACCACCCGTAAAGTATAAACTATTATTTGAATCAAAATTCATAAAAAAATCGGCCGCGGATGGGTACTCTATGGCACCAGTTACACCCGCTGCTACTATTTGAAATATAAGCCAATTTGTTAAAAACATGCTCGGCCTGCTCTATTACTGTTACGCTACAAAACTTTTTAAAAATTGGGACACACTTTTTAAAAAAATACCCGCGATACAATAATTTAATTTTAATATGGTATAGTATATGGGTATAATATATAAGATAACTTGTGAAGTAACAGGAAAATCATATATAGGTAAAACTATTCAACCTCTAAAAAAACGTATTTGTCAACATAGAATCTATAACAAAAATGCCTGTCGTGCTTTATCAAATGCCATTGAATGTTATATGTGGGAAAACTTCAATGTATCTGTTCTATGGGAAGGAGATTCTAATATACTCGGTGAAATGGAAAGAAAATTTATAAGTGATTATAAAACAATAGAACCTTGTGGATATAATATACGCGAAGGTGGTGGAAGAAGTGAAAGAGTTTCTGATGTATCGAGAAATATCATGATTGAAAAACAAAGAGAAATTAGTAAGAGAAAAAATGGTCTTCTTGGTAGAATAGTTGATAATATTTCAAAAAAAGATGGGTCTATAACTTCATGGTCTGTTCGCGGACATAGAAATGGACACCCATATAAAATTGGTGGTCCATTTAAAACAAGAGAAGAAGCTATAGAGATTCAGAAAAAGTTTACATACAACCCAAATGGTTTTGAAATACCTAAAAGTAAGAGAATCGGAAATAGAAAATCTTCAAATTGTTATTATGATCATCATAGAAAAAAATGGTTGGTTAGTTTTTATGTAAAAAATAAAAATGTTTACTTAGGAAGATACGAGACGGAAAGAGAAGCATTGAATGTCGCAGATGAATTTAGGAATTTGCATTTTACATACGGAACGCGTATCTAAAATAAAACTCCTCTGCTGCGAATCGAACGCAGATTGCCTGGTTAACAGCCAGGAATATTAACCATTATATTACAGAGGATGATACCTACGCTCTTTCGAACCAGAGCCTTAATCTGGCGCCTTCACAAAATTATTTTGTCTGTATTCTTTAAGTAGGTATGTTAACTCTCGTCCTCGTCCTCGTGCTCGTACTCGCACTTGTACTCCTATTCATTCGTCGTAAAAAACAGGATCCAAAGTATAAGTGTTTTCTCCTTACGCTAGAAACATCAGCCGACCGACGCGAAAAGTTTTTGGAACACCACGACCCGTCCGTACCCTTAGAAATCATATACGGGGTCGATACCAGGAAACTCGAAAACGCCAAAAAGTATCAGAAAATCATCGAACCAAACTATTACCGCGAGGCGTTACGATTACACTACAACGCGGCTAAGACCCGGCCTGACATCACCTATTTCAATTTAGGCGCGATCGGGTGTTATATGGGGCACATGGAATTCTACAGGCGGTGTTTCGACCAAAACATCAAATATGCCGTTATTTTTGAAGATAACGTTATCATTAAGAATTCACGCGTATACAGCGAAATTCAGGACGTTATCAATAAAAAGGGCGACGATTTTGAAATGTGTTTCTTCCATTGTCTCTCGCGGTACCCCGATAAAGAAGATGCAGAAAAGAGTGGTCTCGAACGCGTTAAGTGGATTTCGAGTACCAAGTGTTACGTCGTCCACGTCGATAACATGAAAAAATACTATAAACACTTCTTCCCCATAGATAATCACGTCGATATGAAACACGAAGATATTATCGCGCGGGGTGCGCGTGTCTACTACAAGGATCTTCGCGATTGTTTACACATCGACCGGAGTCATAATAGTACCATAGGACACAGTAACTGGGGACGTAAAAAATTCTTTTCAAAACGGTACCCCACGGCGACCACCGACGATCTCGAGTACGGGTGGTAACAATTAGTTCCACGGTATATCCTGTGGCCGAAACCGACACCCAATCTTTAAAAAGTCGACAAACTTTTTAAATTCTGGTTCGGGGTTCTCGAGAATTTCCATAGAATTGAGTACATTTTTGACATACTTATTATAGCCTTTATGGCCGCCACTCCTATGTACGTGTCTATTTTCACGCAAATTACCAATTTCACGCGGCATCATGATTATGTTTTCGCTCGCGTGGATATCATACTTTACCTTTGTGACGACCGGGTGACTCTTAAACTCTTTCGGAATAACGTGGTGGTCCTCAACGTTACGCACATTCCACCGAAGTTTGAATGTCCTTCGGAGAAGAGAGCCGTACCGCATACTATAGTCTGGAAATACTTCTATGCCGAGCCGCATAATGGAATCTTCCAATTCATCAACTTCCTGCCACGCCGCAAAACACTCCTCCGACGATCCCGAAACGTAACACTTTTCAGTCGCATCATCGAGTGCTTCCGCGAACCTATACTGAAGGCGCGGGTTCTCGAACGTTTGAAACGGTACGTCTATTTTTTTAGAATACGTACCTTCGAGAACGTTCTTACGAATTTGACACCGTTTGTTCTCGGGGGACAGTGGGATCAAACAAACTCTAATCATTTACTTTTTAACGGGGTAAATCTTTAACACGTTAAAAGGTAAGTCGGTACTATTTTACAAAAGAATAATCACCATCTGGACCATTATTTTGAAAGAGAGGTGCATCACATTTCCATCCCAGACTTTCAATGATAGGTAGTGATTCATTAGTCATAAAAGCACCTTGATTATATTCAATATGTTGAAGTTCAACAATCATTCGTTTAGCATGATTGAGTGTTTCTAAACCACCTCGTATAATATCGATTTCAGCACCTTGAACATCTATTTTAACAAAATCCGGAAGAGGAAACCCTCTTTGTTTAACAATGGTATCTAATTTTTTAGTTACAAGTTCTACATATTTGTCTTTGGGAAAATATTTCCCGTTATCATAACCAATCTCTCTATAATAAGAATTACCACCGGGTAAATAATCATTTTGATAAAATTTAACTATAGAATCATCCTGATCACTTAGTACACCAACATTATAATCATATCCTTCTTCTATATATAAAAATTCAACGGGAGCGAATGCATCAAATAAAATAAATGTCGCATTCGGCCATAAAAGTTTGGCAAATTTAGTCCAGTCAAGTACACAAGAACCAATATCATAAATAACTTTTGGTTCAAAACCAGATCTTTTTAAATTAATCAAATGATTTTTATGATTCGTAGGAATACAATCATTATTTGATAATTCACGTAGATATTTTTGTAAATTATTCATATAAGTTTACTTTTTAACGGGGTATATCTTTAACACATTAAACTCAACCATATATTCGCCACTTCATCCCACTTTGGTTCCTTATTTCTCGCTAATTCTTGTATCATACCACGAACATCTTTCATTTTACCAACAATCTCTTCGGCGATCCTCTCGTAACTCTCCTTTTCTCTCGAACGATCCATATCATAAAAAACACCTAACCGTTCATTAAAAACACCTTCCCTCGTCAATAATGGTACACACCCTAAAATCGCACTCTCACGAATGGTCAAACAGTCAATCTCGGCTATAGAATCAGTTAGGTAAATGTGATACGAACACTCTAACTTTGCCATTGTCACCTCTTCGATACTTACCCTCCCGTGGTCCGTAACACCACTGGTGTTCGCCAGTAACTGTTCCATTTTGCACTGACTCGAGCGATCATCGTATTTCATACCGTAATAACAGTGTAACTCTGCATCCGGTACGAGAGCGCGAATGCGTGGCCAACAATATAAAAGTATTTTATCCAACCCCCTCGTGTAACTACTCGCATACAAAAACTTTTTGGGGTTCCTGACCACTTTTTTTCGAGCTGCCTCAAAAATATTATCCTCTATCCCATTGGGTATCATACATATCTTTCCATCAGGGATAGAACTGTTTAAATGCTTATGGAACATAGACTTTACAAACACTTTGTGTGCTTTTACATTTATAAGATCCGTATAAATAGTATTCGAATCGTGAAGATCTATAAGTATACGTCTCGCCTTGATTCTAGGAAGTACGCGACACCCAAAACTTCTCCAAAGTATAACAGTATCAAACTGGTCAGAAACATCGAATGTTTCGAAATTCTTATACTCTACGCCATCGTATACCCCTTCATGTACGTTTCCGTACACCGTCACTCCTTTTACGGCCGGATTATTCACCCATCTCTTACTCAATTGTATCACCGCCTTTTCAGAACCTCCTAAATGTGTTTGTGTAGGATTAAACGTTTCTACACTGTTTCCACATACATATACTATAGTTCCTCTATCCCATGTTTTTCCCGTGTACTCTTCGGGTAAAAAATGCTTGATAGAAAGAACCTCGTGACCCAGTGTATTCGAGAGAAACCCCCTGATTGTTCCACCACTTTGTCTGACCAACCAACAAAAGGCATAATCTTCGCCTAACCATGAACCGTCTACGAACCGCGTTCTGAAAAATGGAATCACATAATCGTATACATCATCAACCGAAAACCGAGTACCACCATCTAATTTTTCTATATTCTTCAACATGTTACGACACACAGGTTTACGAATGAGCATAAAACCAGTCGCACCATAAAGCATTCTATTATCTCTCGAATTGTCCATAAACGCTTTAAAGTCTACCATATATGCATTGGGATCTCCGGACGCCCCACAATAAATACCACAAGCCACATCACAATCTGGTAACTCGACAATTTTCGTGATATCGTGCTCGGTAAACACGTGATCACTGTCTATAAATAGAAACATATCATCCTCTTTAGCTTGGTCATACCACTTAGTCAGTGCACACGACCTCGCGTGAACGATATTCGATTTCCCCAAAAATAATTCAAGGGTTGTATTGGGTCTTTTAGTGAGTACATCCTGTATACACTTTATGCATTTTCCATTAACGCTCGATTTTGCCGGAATTACTATATGTAACGACATTTATATTATATCGGTACTAGTCTTTAACTTTTA